ATTTCCAACGGCAACATTTATTTATCAAACTCTTCAACAATCAACTTCGGTAATGCAGCTGGTACAAGCTTCCAGCCGATTCTTACGAGAGGCAGTGATAACAACATGCGCCTTCGCGCCGGATCAGGACGCACGATAATAACTGGCGACACAGGCAGCAGAACTCTCATAGGAGCTGGCGATGGTGATGTTTCTTCGATAGGTGTCGCAATCGGGGGTGTACAATTTTTTTCAAGTAGCACCGTACAAAGCGCAGCAAGAACCAGCGTTCTTGTTTCAGCTCACCCAAATCAGGAGGCCAGCGTTCCTCTCTTCTACATTCAGAATCCAACAGGCGGGAATTTATTTCACCTAACAACCTCTGCCACTACTGCTTCGTCTACGCTAACAATCGGCAGTAATACCGCTACAACGACATTGGACTTGAGAAACGCATTGGTGAAAGACAGAAAAATGTGGTTTGCACCATATCAAGGAGGGTTCGCAGTTGCAGCAACAAGCAATGCTGCACCTGCATCGTCAACGCTCCTATTACATGAATTTGATATTACGAGTGTGTGTGTGGCTGATGGATTGGCGATTATTCAGGGATCGGGAGCTACTACAGCTGATGAGTTTGCATTCGGTATTTTTGGGCCCGTGGTGACCGAGGATACAGCGACTGGAACGACTAAATTGGTACAAGCTACGTCAACATTCAACGGAGTGTCGGCAAATGCCGCGACATTGATTCCATTCTCTAGCACGACACTTAATCCGGGCAGATACTATGTTGGTCTCCAATTCTCTACTACTTCGATTACGTACATGCGACATAGCAATCAGACTCAAGTTGCTGGATGGCTTGGAACTATGACAGTTCCAGGCGGATATAGTTCAACTCTCCCAACATCGATAACCTCATTCACAAGCACAGGCTCAAACGGCGCGGGTATAAGACTTCGCTGCTCTCTCTAATATTTCTCAGCCAATAACAACATGAAAAAAATATTCGGAGTATTGGTGGTAGCAGCTCTCGCTCTGAGCTTGTTTGTTGTGGCTGCGAAACCAGCTGATGCTCAAGATGTGATCTCATTGTGGCGGAGAGTCGGAAGCTACCTAATACCATCTCCATCTAGCTTGACGGTAGGATCAACCACTCAAAGACTCTCAGGTATATACGCGACTACTGCCAACTTCACCAACCTCACAGTTACCAGCTGTACTGGATGTGGAGTGGGTGGAGGAGGTTCTACTTCAACTCCGTGGCTTATAGATGGTTCCGTGATATACCCAACAACATCAGTTTCTAATGTTGCAGTGGGAACTACTACGCCATCGGTTCAATACAAACTCGGAGTCTATACAGACAATGGGATTTATGGATTCGTTCACGAGGAAGGAGGTAAAGCAATCGGAAGCTTTGTGAGTTCGTCAGGATTATGGTTCGGTTCGATCACGGGAAATGCCTCCTTGGTACTAACTGGTAATGGAACACTCCCGGCACTTACCATCGCCACCTCGAGCGACATTACAGTAAGGACAACATCGACATTCAATGGTGCAGTCTACGGGTCGGGGAGAAAATTAGCATTCAATAATGAAGTCACTGTAGGTGCGAGCTCAAGCGTGGCGGACTTCACTACCTTACAAGAAGCTCTAGATTATGTATCAACGACACTCAACGGAAATGCGCTAATTAGAGTAGATGCAGGCACGTTTTCATTGCCATCGTCCGGAGTTTGTATTCGCTATCAGGATACGGCAATCGTTGGTCAAGGCCCGGGCATAACAATCTTCAACTACACATCTTCAACAGGAACGGCAATCGATCTATGTGTGGCAACATCTACTCAAAGATTGAGACTAGAAGGGTTCACAATATCTCAACAATCCAACATGGGTACGAGTGTCGGAATAGACATGTCATTAATGACTAAGAGTGACATTATCAATGTTGAAACTATAGGATTCTATAAAGGAATAAATGCTACGGTCTCCGGCACTCATTACAATGAGATAAGTAGACACTTAAACCAACCGCAATCCGGTGCCACGAGTACAAACTATGGAATTTACGTTGACGATCATGCAATTTTCAATAAACTATCTAATAACAGGTACACAGCTGCATCAGGGACAACCGTCTGTGCTTACATCGGTTCACATTCATGGCTTTTAGAGAACTTCGAATGTGAAACGAGAGCCGCAGTCGGTGTCTATATCGATTCTGACGCTCACGATACTACTCTCGTCAACCCGTATATTGAGGGAAATAACATTGGTATAGAGCTAGAAGCAGGTGTCGAAGGTACAACAGTTCATGGAGGATTCGTTATAACTGACTTCTCTGATCCGACACTAAATATTGTTGATCATGGTAGTGTAGGGACACAATTTATTGGAACTAGAATTCAATACAACCCTGTCTATGCAACAATTGGGAATCCGGACGCGGTACTCATTGGTGGTGGATTACTTGAATCCCCAACATCGACAACGGGGCTTGTAGTAACCGATAATGACTCAGGAATAAATAAATTTATTGTTCTGAACAGCTCATCCACAGCTGCCTCACAAGAGTATGCAATTACTGGTTACAACAGTAGTGCTTCTGGAAATTTCTCTCCGTGGAGAATCAGAGGAGGTCCGGGCAGCGGATTCAATAATTCGTTCCTAGCCTTCGATGTGGCAAACGGAACTGGAAGGACTCTTACAGAAGCAATGCAACTCAAGGTTTCTTCGGCGACAAGCACGATATCATTCGGAACATCGACTCTTCCAGCCTGCTTAGTTATGGGTGATTCTGACGGCGCTGGACTCACCTACATAACTACTCTCGATGGGGTACTAACAGCCTCAACAGACCCTTGTAACTAATAAAGTATGAAAAAACAAACGCTCTCGAACATAGTCGCAATATTGATCGTTTCTCTCCTAGTGGGAGGCTTGCAGGTTACCAAGACATTTGGTGCAGTGACTGCAACGATTCCTCCAGATCAACTGAACTGGGTATCAGAACAGATTCAAGGAAGTGGAGGTCAGGCTTCAGTCGTATCGGAAACCTTCGAGAGTTATGGAGACGACGTGCTACTTACCACGTCTGATGACTATGAGTTCGCGGAATTCCCAGATAGGGGTCAGGGTGGCGCTACAAACTCATCAACTTTGTTCGAGGCTGATACCGGATGGCTTTATACAGACGTGGACGCTTCAGGCACAGTCTGGGCTTACTCTGGTCGTCCGATAGACTGGCCTGATAAGTATTTCTTCCGAGTCAATACACAAGCAAACTTAGACGTAGCCGATCAAGTAGTTTCATTCAACTACAAATCAGCCGCATTTGGGGCTGATGGTTATGGGGTGGAAGGCGGAGATGCAACAGACATTTGGCTAAGATACCAAAATCAATATTGGCTATATATTGTTCAATTCGATCGTACAAACAACTGTATCGTTGCAAAAAGAAAAGTACCTGCTGGTACAGCCGCACAATATGGTGGTAATGATTCACATATCTCGAATAAAGGCGTTTATTACACGCTCTACACTAACGCTAACCAACCGATATTCGGAGCTGGTCAGCAGTGTATCTCGTGGGCAGGTGTTCAATCTCTCTTGAGTGCAGAATCCGGAAAACCGGGATTCCCGAATTTAGCTCATGATGGGACATCAGCAACTGGTACAGTCTATAAGTTTGAAGCAAGAGTCACGACATACAATGGCGGTGGCGCTTTCAACTATGTTCAACTTCAGCTTTTCAGGGGGAATGTTCTAGTCGGGAGCTGGGTGGATAATAACTTAGGAACAAACGCAGGCGGTCAGACATTTCAGGCAGATTGGAATGCCGGATATTACAACGCTGTACCCGGTTCATCTACAGCTTGGGGTTATCCTATCTACACTGCTGGAGCTACTGGCCTTAGGTCAGATAACATCAAAGTCTGGTTCGACAACTTCCAATACAACGCAATTACACAGTCTCCGCTAGTGAACGTTGGAGGATCGTTGCAACTTATAGAGCCGGGATTATCTGTTCTCATAGGTACGTCAACAGCTGGTACGAGCAAATTCAAAGTGGCCAGTGGGACTTTACTACTAATGGACGTAGATAACGGTGGTAATGTAAACATACCAGGTCAGCTTACTATTGGTTCCTGTGTGGGCTGTACGAGTTTCTGGTCTTTGTCTGGCACTAATCTGACGCCGACAAGTACAACTTACAAGGTTGGAGTAGGCACGCTCAATCCATCGAGCACTCTTCACGTTGTCGGTGGAACATCGACATTGCAATCAGTTCAAATAGGGACTACGGCTGGTGATAATCCATTGAGAATAACAGCGGCCACAAGCTACTCTGCCTCCGACTCGGTAGGTGGAACAGCAAGAATCACTAACACGCTTAATGCCGGTTCTGGTTTAGGTATTTACTCAAACTTTGCCGGAAGCGCGACTAATGACCTTCTAGTCTTGTGGGCAGACAATGCTTTATACGATCGCAGAGCCCTACGTGCTAAAACTGACGGAGTATTGGGAGCTGCATTGTTCGAATGTACTAATGCAACGGTCAATGCTGACTGTGTGACAGTCTCGGATCAAGGTCAGCTCACAACTCTCGAAGTCTCTGGCAAAAGTCCTGACCACGGAATAGTTAAGATTACGGCATACAATGACTCTGGAACGCAGAGTGACGGTTCCAACGCTAGTGCTGCCGCTGTTTCTCTAGTTGTCGAAGATGCGGCGCAGGGTGTCTTTATAAATGGCAGTAGTACTTCAAATACTACTGGAAAGTTCTTACAGTTCAGAAATTACAATTCTCAATACGTGTTCGACGTTCATCATGACGGAAGATTAGGAATTTGGTCGCTAAATGGGAATGCTGATGCCTACTTAAGTGTGAAAGCGACAACTTCGCTTGCTTATTCATTCCTAAGTTTCAAAGACTCCAGTGGAGGTGGGATTATGACTGTGAACAGTACAGGAACAACTATATTCGGAACGTCTTCGCTGACTATAACAACATCATCACAAGCGCTTGCACGTGGAATACAGATACAGGGAAGTCACTCGACTGTGAATGATTATGTTGTTCTTGCAAATAGCGGAGCGTTTGCAAACGGAGCTATTGGGATTGCATTCCGAAATAACTCCCCGACTGCAAACTTTGATTATGCTCGTGTGTCAGCATTGCCAGGAACAAGCTTCAATAACTCGGCTCTTATACTCTCAACCGCTGGTTCTAATAGAGTGCTAACTGAAAGAATCAGAATAGATAAAGCAGGCCACTTAATAACGACCTCTACTCTTCCGACAGTAGGGTGTACAGCTGGCAGTCCTACGTTATCGGGTACAGATGTTGCTGGCCACATGACGGCAGGTGCAGCCGCTACAAGCTGTACGATAACCTTTGCTTCGCAGTGGACTACACGTCCGGTCTGTACAGCTACAGACGAGTCAGGAAGCCTTGCTCTTAACGCCATATCAACCACGAGCACGTTGGTTGTGTCGAATGCGGCTCTCAGCGGTGTAGTAGTCAATTACATCTGCATGGGATACTAAAACAAAATGGAACAAGACTTGATACAACTTGCTGAAAAGTTGGGGCCGTGGGGATCGGGAGTCATAGCCTTGTTTCTTTTGCATCGAGCGGGTCTTTTATCAGCAGTAATCGTCAAAATATTCGGCAGTGAACACAAAGGAACTTCAGAAGAGATAAAATATAGGGTAGAGCGATTGGAAGCATTTCGTCAGATCACAGAGGGCAATCATTTTCACGATATCGATGACTTAAAGAGAGACGTGCGAGCTTTAGGGGATAAGTTCGCCTCTATCGATGGTCGAGTCATCAGGCTAGAGACAAAAATAAGCGAACATGGCAAGTCTTACAAAGGCTGAATTAGTAACACAAATAGACTTCGAGAGACGCGAGACAAATGCAAAGTTTGTTTCGGCGGCTCAAACTTTATCTTTGCTAAACAGGGCAAAAGATCGAGTACTTCGAGAGCCGGGAATCAGAACAATACCGGAAACGCAATCGATTACAGCTGTAGACGGCACGAGTTCGTATGCGCTTAACGCGGCTTTCAAAGAAGTGATCAGCCTAGTCGCTGGGTCTGGCGGTACTAACCCTCTCAGATTCCATTACAAACCTGTCGATGAATACGAAGAAATAGTCTCCGGATACTGCTACACATTCAAGACTCATGGATATATTGAGATTAAGTTCCCAGATGCGAATACTCTCCCATCAACGACACTGTCCCTGAATTTTTGGAGTAAGAATATTGTACTTGACGATGATGGAACAACTAAAAAAAGAGTCTGGGTAAATGATGACGACACTTCTCTGCTTGGCGAAGAATTTGATGAGTTTTATATCGAGTGGGTGGTTGCTCGCATCCTCCGGAGAGAAGGTAAGAAAGAATGGAAAGACCGTGAAGCGACTGCCATAGAGGTGCTAAATATGCTTAAAGAAACACCGGGAGCAAAAACTCGCCGAACGCGGCGCTCTTTTGGACATTTCATGCGCGGTGACTAATGGCCTACGAAGATCACAGCTTAAAAGCAAAATTTATAGACTTCGGTGGAAGCTGGAATACGAAAGAAGAGCCTCAGAAAATCGCAGGGAATGAAACGCCGGACGTCCTTAATACCCAACCTGTCGGAAGGGGTGCTTTTGGTTCTAGATTCGGAATCTCGCAAGTCGGTGATAACAATGCTGGAGTAGGTGCGATTAAGAGTCTTTATAACTTTGCACGAGGATCAACCGAAACACTCATAAAATCTTATGACGATACTCTTGAGTATTTAGATTCTGGTACATGGACTGCGATATCAGGAATTCCGACATATACGGCTGGATTGGAATTCGGATTTGCCAATGATCTGACTTATGTCTACGGGTGTAATGGAACTGACAACTTTTTCAGATGGAGTGGGTCTGGATCGATCACGGAATATGCTGGGAATCCGAAGGGAAACATCCTCATATTCTTTTTACGGAGACTATTCGTGATGGGTATCACAGCAACTCCTACCACGGTCTACTATTCGGTCATAAATGACCCTGTGGACTTCGGAGGCTCCGGGTCTGGTAACTTTACCCTCGGAGAAGGCGGTGATCCTATCACGGGGGCTTCTGTGTTCAAGCTTCCATCCGGAGAGACGGCTCTGTTTATTTTCAAAAAGTCATCGCGTGTTTTTATGATCAACTTCGACTCTTCTGGAAACCTTTCAATACAAGAAGTGAAACGCGATACCGGAGCAATCAATCATCGATCGGTGGTGCTCGTAGAGAACGATATAATGTACATAGACGAGGCCGGGAATATCCAAAGCATGGGATTCTCCGAGAATATTGCGAACGACATCAGAGTCGATCCAGCTGCCCGGGTACTTTCAAGAACGACTCCGGATTATACAGTGACGAGTGCCTGTGGAATCTATTCTAAAAAGCGCAAAATGCTCGTCTACTCCATGCGAGAGTATGCTTCATCCGCTAACAACGTTCAGCTCGTTTATTTCAGCGATCCGGACTTGAAATGCTGGCGCAGATGGAAGGGTTTGAACGCTAATCAATTCGCGCTGTACGGCGGTGATATTGTTTGGGGTTCATCCACGGATTACAATGTTTATAAGTACGATGAATCGAAGTTTGACGATCTGGATGGGAACATTCACTCCTATCAGGCAACAAAAGACACGGAAGGATTAGACCAGAACGGAGTGCCGCATGTAGATCGATACAAACAAATCAGATTCGCAATTGTGAGAGGTTTCATTTCCACAAGTGCGACAATGAACATCACAACGCTTTATGATGGCAATGAAGACGATGAACAAACAACATCATTCGAAGGAACAGACGATGGTACAACCGATCCAAGCGTATCTGTGGCCTTCGGTACACAACTATTTGCACGCGCTGTATTTGGAGGCGGCGCGGCACTCAATCCCACTGCTTTTCCAATGCGAGAATTTCTTGCCTGCGTATCACTCGACGGCCGATCGTTCCTCAGAGCGAGAATAATACCGGAAGTAGACGGAGCAGGAACGCCGTACCTTATCACATCGATAACTCTCTGGATGAGCCTCGAAGAAGAGGAAAAACTCACTCAAGCTCAAAAAATATAAAATATGGCACTGTCCGCAACAAGCCTTCGCGCACCACAGTCTTTCTATGAGTCAACACTAACATCCTCGATATCATCCTCTGCCTCTACGATCGGTGTGGCTTCTGCGCCAACAGTAACCAATGGCTATCTCGTACTTGAGCCGGGAACTGCGAACGAGGAGATCATCCTTTATACCGGAGTATCCGGATCGAACTTGACCGGATGTGTTCGCGGACTCGCTACAACCGGATCATCAGAATCAGCAGGGTCAGGAGTGTCACACGCCGCAGGAACTCGAATATCAATGACAGTGGCGCATTACTATGTGACTAAAATGCAGGCCGCATTCAATGCGCATGAAGTGCTACCGGAACACTCTTACAGAGGTTCAGTGGCTGACTCTGCCGCGTTGTCGGGTATTTCCAATAAAGAAAACGGAGACTTAGCACTCACTAGAGACACAAACGTACTCTATCGATACAACACAAGCGGTGGCACGTGGGACGCGCTCGCTGCGCCTGTTGTACCTGCTGATGCTTCAACAACAGTAAAAGGACTTACCAAATTATCTTCAGCTCCGGCATCGGCAACTAACCCGATCGCGGTCGGTGACAATGATGCGCGTGTTCCAACTACCGGAGAGAATGATGCCTTAGTTGGTACATCCGGTACTCCATCATCATCAAATAAATACGTCACTAATGATGATACATCTGCAACAAGCTCTGCCAGCAAGGTGGTGCGTGGAAATGGAAGCGGCAAGATCGATACGACATGGTTCGGAGCGGTTAAGTATGGAGGCACCGGAGCAGACGGAGCATTCACAGCAACATCCGGAGCGACAAATATCGATCTCGGAAGTGCTAGAGTCGTCATCAAGAATTATTCCTCAATTACCATAACCGGATCGGGTCAGATGACATTCACAAATGGCCATGCTAATGGAACGTTGATATTTATTCTCTGCAGCGGAGCTGCCACGATTACGGCGACAAATGCAATTGTCGGTACAAATACCGGAGCTGCCGGAGGTGCCGGAGGTAGTGCAAACGGAACTGGCACGGATAATGGTGATACTGGAAGCGAAGGATTGATGCTATTTTCTAAAACTAATCCAGGTGCTGGGGGCACGACATCCCCAGGTGCAGGTGGAGCAGTGCCTTCATTCGCATATCAGACATTCTCAACTGCTCAATGGATCGCACTCGTGAATCGCTACGGAAACTTCATCCTTGTCGGTGCTGGTGGAGGCGGAGGCTACGCGAACAATGCAGCTGCTGTTGGTACGGTTACCGGAGGAGACGGCGGAAGAGGAACCGGAAGCATCGTGATCGAGTGTGCTGGAGCTTGGAATTTTACCGGAAGCGTGAACTGGTCTGCCTCTAATGGAGGTAACGGCGCGGCCGGAGGTTCAGCTGCGTACACCGGAAACGGAGGTGGTGGAGGAGGCGCCGGAAGCTTTGTTGCTTCTTGGAATACGCTTATATCCAATGCCGGGACTGTATCAATAGCCGGAGGTACGGGAGGTAATATTGCCATTTCTGGTGGTGGAAGCGATAACGGCGGTGGAGGAGGCGGTGGAGGTTACGAAGCTGGCGATAGCGGCGGTGGAGCTGTTACTGATGGAAACAAGAATGGCGGAGATGGCGGCGATGGAGTCGATTACCGCTTTGAAAATACAGTTTGGATATAGAACAAAACCATGCCAACATCCTCACTAAAAACAGACTTAATAAAACTCCCCGAAGAAACGGATGACGCATTCAAAGCTCGGAGTAATGAACTTAGCTCCATGGTTCAGATTGGTGGTGGTCTCTACGAGAGTGCGAGCGGTCGCAGGTATCGCTATGGCTTAGAAAAGCAAGGGGATCAGAGAGCCTCATACATTCCAGCTGAAACTGATACAGAGTACCAAACAAGGCAATCCCAGAAGCTAGGTGGCACATCAAGCGCCGGGTCCCAAGGGACTCAGACGATCACTCCTACTGGAACTTCAACAACAGGGACTCAGTCCGGAGACGCAGAAAAAAATGCGCTCATCTCAAAGTTACTAGCCGGGAACGTAGAATCAGAAAAATTCAGTCCAGAAGAGTCAACGGCGTATCAGACATATAAAACCAACCTCGAACAGACCGCAGAAGCAGAGAAGACTGCCAGATATGAACAGGCGGGTCTCGACGAACAAAAAGAACTTCAACTTCAAGAAGTCCGGAATAAAGAAGTCATAGACGCTCTTAAAAACTCTCTTGCCCAGAGAGGCATCCTTGGCGTTTCTTCACAATCTGAAGAGCAGATCGCCAAGGCCATGAGAGACAGTGAAGAGCTGATGAAAAATATCCGAGAGAAGTATCGCGTCCAGAAGCTCAATATAGACTCGGAAACTAAAGCAAGCATCCTTAAAGGACTTGAGAGTCAGAGAAAAGCGTTATTGGATGAATTTCAGGCAAATCTCACAGCTTCCAATCAAGCGAAACAGCTCGCCTTCAATATCTATCAGCAAATGAGCCTCGAGGAGCGTGAAGCTGAAAAATCGAAACTCGATCGTGAACAGATGGCACTGACCGAAGCCTACAACCAAGGGAGACTCGACGTAGACCAATACCAGGCCGAGACTGCGAGAATCAAAACAGAGCAGGATAAGGTCACGTCAGCTGCCTCAGCTGCGAGGGACTACGCAGAAGCTGGTAAGGCTCAAGCAGAGACGGCGAAAATAAAAGCCGAGACTGCCGGAATCGGGAATATCGCATCGATGACACCTCAACAGAAAGCAGACGCAATCATGAATCCGATGAGCGGCATTACTCTCGCTGATATTCCGCAGAAAGAACGCGCAGCAGTTCAAGAAGAGCTCATCAAACGCAAAGAGGAGGCCATCAAATCAGGTGACATTTACGGAATCATGGCGACAAGCGCCGGAGGTAAACCGATTAGTGACAGTTCTATCGTTGCATTCGAGAAAGCCTTCACAGTTTTGGATCAAATTGGGGTATTACAGAACAACATTCAGAGCATGAGTACGGGTCCGTTAGTAGGACTATTCCGAGGAAATAACCCGTGGGACACCAACGCCCAAAAGATTAAGTCTCAACTGAATGCGATTGTTCCGAATCTTGCTCGTGGTATTTATGGAGAGGTAGGCGTACTTACCGACAACGACATCAAGAACTATGCAAAGACATTGCCAACACTCCAGAGTCCGGAAGCCGTCAGAAACGCCGTGTTAGCAATTACAGTGAATCAGATCAAGAAGTCTATTGAGAATAAAGTGAAAACAAATGCATCTGCCGGAAAAGATGTAAGCGGATTCCTAACGCAATACAAAGAAATGGATGACTACGTAAGTGGTTTGCTTGGTTCTGGTGGAGGATCGTCACAAAGTATCGATACACTCGGACAACAGAAGGGTTTTGATGTCGCCGGAGCGCGTGCGGCCGGATACACGGAAGAGGAAATCCGTGCTCACTTGAATTCCTTATAAATCATGGCTGAAAGACCGCCTTTGTCATCATTCCAAATAAAGAAGCCGGAGGATGTTACTCAGAGTAACAATGTGTTACCTACAGTAACAGAACGTCCTCCGTTGAGTTCTTTCAAGAAAACTCCGCTCCAACAACAAGCGGATATATTCCGTAAATCGCCTGCTGCCGGAGCTGTCAGAGATATACTAGGAATGAAACCTGAGGCAAGTGACCAACCAACTACAGGCATTGGTTCGATTGCGAAAGATGTATTCCAGAGCACAGTTGGGAGTAAGGGTGCAGCTGGATTCGGTCAGCAGATCGGAAAAGTCGGCATGGAAGTATTCGACAAGCTAACCGGACGCGGTTCACGCACGGAACAAGAAATATCAATGGAGGAATCGAGACTGAAACTCTCCAATACCGCAAAGGACTTGATTGATCTAGCAAATAAAGAAACTGATCCGGAGCGCAAGAGACTATTGCTTGCTCAAGCTAACAACACTCTTAAGACTGCCCAAAAAATTTCTGAACAAAAGAAAGAAATAGGTGAGACTTATGCAACGCCGAGACAAATACTCGGTACAGCCGCGAATACCGCACTCACAGCTGCGACTGCCGGAACACGCACAGCCGCACCTGCGATAAAAACAGGGGCCGTGGAAGCAACCAAAGCTATCGCACCGAAACTTGCTCCAACTGTCAGCAAGGTTCTTGGTTATGGTAAGGATCTGATCCCTAGAGTCGCGGAACAAGCCGGATTGGGCGCTTCTTACAAGGGAGTCTCTAATATTTTGGAAGGTAAGAAAGTAACCGAAGGAATAGGCGGTGCGGCAGCTGCCGGAGCTATATTCCCAGCAGCAGGAACCGCCGCTTCTGCCGCTATTCGCCCCGTGGTGAGCTTTTTCGGACGTGGACGCATAGGTGGAACTAAAATTGCAACAGAAGCCATAGAAGCCGCTGAGAGACTCAGTATAGAAAAGAAAGATTTGCCACTATCTGTCCAGTCAGAGTCTCCGGTAGCGGCCGTTGCCGAGAGTTATGCCGCGAAAGGGATCGGGGGCGGAAGCATCGTCGATCGAATAAATAATCTCAAATCTACACTCGCAACCAAGATTGATGATATGGCGAAGGGTGCTCCTTCACCAACTGATCTCGGGAAGAACCTCGAGAAAGCGGCCAACGAATTCAAGGGATCATACTTTGAGGAGAAGAAAGCCCTCTACAAAGAAGTCACAAAGGAGTCTAAAAATCTTCTATACCCGTTCGAGGGCGCAAAAACAAGCTCAACCAAGAGACTCATCAAGCAACTCATGGACTCAGAGAAGTCCGCACTTAAGGGTTACGGTCAATCAACGTCTCCGGAGCTGAGATTCTATGAGCAGATGTATAAAGGCTTAAGCAATCCCAAGCTTACTGTGACTGATGTGTATCACATGATGCTCAAACTCACAGAGGAAATGAAGTTCACAAACCAGATCAAGACCGGAGACAGCGCCAAGCGAGCCGCAATATTCGAAGTGCTTGAAAAAGAATTCGATGAGGTGCTTGGTAACTACCATCCAAGATTCAAAGAGGCTCTACAAAAAGCTGATGCCTTTTACAAGGAGGGAATAACCTTGCTGAACTCACAATACTCGCAAGCGATTCTAAACAACGCAGATCGGCCGGACATCATCGTTAAGAGCGTATTACCAAAACTCCAGTCGAAGGAAGATGTTGCCGGACTCTACAAGATCATCGGAGAGAAAAATAAGCCAAACTTCCAGAAAGCGGTGATTGGCGAATTATTCGATCGCGCCAAGGGTGCGGAAGGATACCTGAAGACTGAAGGACTCCATAGAGCTTTGAAACAACTTGGCGGTGACGATCTCGTGAAAGAGATACTGGGTCCGGAGCAGTATCAGATAATAAAGGACTTAGAGAAAGTCGCGCTCGCGCTTGGTAAAACAGACAAGATCACTCAAGGATCACAGACTGCATTCCTTACCAGACTTGCAGTACAAGGCGGACTTGTCGGTAGTGCTATTACCCAGCTCCTTGCCGGAGATGTGGGAGGCTTCGCGCTCTCACTCGCTCCCGTACTTGGCGATCTAGCTTTGACCAAGTTTGTGGCTTCCGACTTCGGACGTGATATTTTAGTGAACGGACTCAGAATTGCTGGAGCTCAACAGGGTGCAAAGGCGTTGCAACAATATGAAGCAGAATGGAACAGACCGGGACTCAAGAATATCTATGAAAGGGTGTTCGGTGAACAACCAAAAGGAACACCAACAAAGTGGAAAGCAGGACTGTCTATAGAACCGGTAGGAGGTGAAATCATTCCTAAAATGCAAGTACCTAAACCATCTTCTATGATTCCGAAAGAATCACCAAAACTAACATCCCACATAAAGGGAAATATTGAAGATTTCCTTGATTATGCACGTGGTAACACAAACAAAGTTTCTAAGGAAAAAGGTCTTGAGCTTGAGGAAGATGCATCGAAAATATTAGAAGACTTTGGCCATCTGCTAGGAATCAAAAAACAACCAAAAACAAGAGCTCAACTAGCTGATGCTGTAGAAGAGCTCTTACACAAGAAGTCATTTGATGAAAAGATGGTAGTGAAAGTGAAACCAAGACAAGTATCACCAACCAGAGACGAATACGGAAGGTTCACTGGTAGCAAGGTGGTAAAATGAAATGGTCGATCACACTCAAGTAAAAATGAAATATTATGGAAATAATAATCGTAGTAGCAATAAACCTACTTACTCAAGTTCTAAAAAAATTCATCTTCCCTAAATGGGGCAAGTTTGGAGTACAGGCTTTTGTCTTTCTTCTTGCGCTTGTTGGTACAGGCGTCTATTCGCTTTACGCAAGCAATGTGGAGTTTCAGGCACTTGTTGCCAAGGCATTACAGCTCCTAACAGGCGCTATCGCCCTTTATGAGCTTATCCTAAAGCGTTTGCCCATCTTCACACCAGTCACACCGGAGGCGCCGAAAGAGTCGGAGGAGTAGTTACGGCTTATTTACCAGATCGATATTGTACAAATAGGATTCCAGAAACCTAACCCAGTGCAGGTACTCAGACCACTTCATAACAACAAGTGGTCTTGCCTTTACCTCGACAATATCAGTATTTTTCTTCCATCTAAGATCAGATAGCTTTGTGAAATCTTCTCCAGAAATTACCATAGAAAAGTCTGCATCCACTCTCTTATTTTTGTGTGTAAAAACAATTTTGTATTCTCGTATAGATATTTGTCCGTAACCAAAATTGTTGTCTCTACACATTCGAATAAAATTATTTATGTCCGAAACTACACGAGAAAGAGAATGTCGATCTATTTCAAATCCACTGTGTTCGCTTAGAGTTACGTTGTTATTCTCGATGCTGTGGCTTGTGAGTAAGTTATCTCCGCCATTGAAAAATTCTATACTCGAGACTTTATTCGAGGTGCTTCTTTCGATATTGAACTTTGTTGTTACAATGATTGTCATGTTTACATGTTATGCTTGTAATAGAACAAAACAACTTTACAGAGGAGAGAAAGATGACATGCTGTGGAACTGAATGCGAGTGGCGTCCTCCGGTGGCAGGCGCTACTCAAGGCACTCACAAATGCCTCAAATGTGGAAAGGTATATCCAGTCGTCCCTTTCGTGTCTGCGTGCTCTGCTCAAAATTTATCCCCAATTGTATTGTCGAGTGGATCTGCTGTGAGCGGTGCGCGCGCGCACAAGGATTCGAGTCATTCACACTTGGAGTTTTTGATGTGCCAGCCATAAGAAAAGGAAAGCCGCCATAAGACTCTCACAACGAGTCTGTAGGGATCAGGAACAACAGGATTAGTTCCGATCCCTAATTTTTCATATTGTAAAATCAAATCATGAAGATACTGATCATGATCGTTACATTAGGATCGAGCGCGATTCTTTACTATGTATTTGACATAGACAATCACTTTTATCATTACCTGCTCGGTGTAGTCGGCGGCGCAGTTGTCTCATGGAGTATACTGATGAGTGAAAATGGCTAAGATCAAAACATCAGAGGCGGATGTATTGAAAGCAATCATACGTTACCTGACGCTGAAAAAAATTCTTTTTATTAGAAACAACACCGGAGCACTCTCCGGAGAGAGGAATGGTCGGTCATTCTTTGTGCGTTTTGGAAGTCCGGGATCTCCGGATATTCTGATGTTTTATAACGGGACTACTTACGGCATAGAATGCAAAAGCTCAACAGGTGTTCAGAGCCAGGCTCAATTTGAATTTCAGCAAAGATTCGAGGCGGAAAGGATGACGTACATACTCGCAAGGTCCGTAGACGACGTGATGCGTGTGATAGAATAGATTCAGATCGAAGTGTCGACCCTTCGATTCAGCAAAGGGAAAGAGCGCTCCGCAAGGGGCGTTTTTGCTTTTTGCAACAGGACTAATCGTCAAATTTATTCTCTAATATGGACTTGTTGTGGATAAGTTTTGTAATATTAGACCTCGAAATCCGTTATAATTTACGTGCGTTTATCCTCACTAAAAACGCCTAAAAGGTCGAAAAAATTTAGTCGTTTTATTTCAAACCAAATTATGAAAAAACTTATCATTTTGTCAGCGTTCGTATTAGCTCTCGCAGTAGCTTCAAGTGCTTCTGCTGCCAGTATTAGTAATATCAGGTTAGACAACAATCAGACTCAAAAGACGGTAGCGCCGGGTGAGTCTGTAAACGTTACATTCCGCGTTACAGTCCCAGCAGGCGAAGTCGTTGAGCTTGGTGAGATCGATGTCCTCGGGGACAGTCTTGCTCCAGCTCTTCCTACGCAGCTTGGTGGTGAACTCGGTTTGCAGGAAGGTCAGCATGATGTGAGCATGACAGTAACAGCTCCTCAGAACACTGGTTATTACACGATTTCCTTTAAGACTGCTGGTATTTATGGCGGTCAGAGAGCAATCGTAATGACCGATGGAGTCGTTTCCAGTGCCAGCTTCGGAAGCGCAATTCGCGTTGTCGATCCTAGCTCTACGTCTGGTTCGACATCCGGTAGCTCAAACGCTCCGTCTTGGTTCTCTCCATTTCAGGCTTCACTCGATGCTTTGATGAAGCTCGTTGCGGAACTCACTAAGAAAGTGAATGAGGCTCCAACTGGCAGCCCAGCTCCAGCGGAGAGTCAGTTGTGTAAGACATTCAAGGGCCTCTATGCTTCAGCTCCATACGGCAGCTCGAACGCTCATGGTCTCCAGAGTTTCTTAATCCAGAATGGCTTTAGCATTCCAGCAGGAGTGACTGGCTATCATGGCTCTCAGACTTCTAACGCGGCTTCCGCCTTCAGAATGGCAAATAACTGTTACTAAGAGGTTGACATTCTGATTCATCTATCAAAAAATTAGAGTATGAGTGATCAAGAAACAAACGCCCCGGCTCAACCGGAGACTCCGCAGGAACAGCCAGCTGAACCTAAGGAAGAATAGCTTGAGACACTAACCCCCCTCGCAGGGGGTTTTGTGTTACAATTAGCCTATTCGTAAAATTGCATACAAGTTAGTGTTTATAGCCTTGCTTTGTGTGGCACAACCAGCATTCGCAGTAGAAGCACCAAGACCGCCGATAGTAATGACTGTTCAGTCCGTAAGCGAGAATGTCTGCACCGAAACTATTACGCCGTACTCAAGTGGGACTATCCCTACTAACCAATATGAGTTCTACAACGACCCCAAGATCAATTCTTGGCTTGATTTTCTCGCTAAGTGCGAAAGCGGAGGAAACTCTCAAGCAATTGGGGATCTTAACCTTAAGGAGCCTGCTTATGGCATGTATCAGTTCCAGGTTGGAACGTTCCTTACATTCGGAAAACAGTACGGCATACTGCCGGATTATGTGAATCGGACGAACTTCAAGGACTATATCTATGATCCGATTACCCAACGTAAGATAGCCTATAAAATGGCTCAAGATGGGCTACAAGATCATTGGAAAAATTGTCTAATCAAATACGGAAAGTAGAAAGCAAAAAAACACCAGTGAGGAGGTGTTTTTTTGTTGCAATGGGTAAACCCACGAACATGAGTATCATACCATCTTAACCGGATGGTTGAAATGGTTATCCACAGCTTGACTCTGACCGACCGCTCGGTTACAATAAGACTAAGGGTCGAATGATAAAGAATGAATACAAATCTATGTTCTTTCCATTGTTTATGCCGTTTTTCGGTTCCGGAGATGAGTGTGACGAATGTGATAAGGAAGTGGAAGTAAAAAAGAGAACAAAAGACGGAGATTGGTTGTGCGAGGAGTGCTTCAGTAAGTACTTAAAAGGTCTGGAGAGTGAAATCAAGAAACACGAAATATGATAATGAACTGCTTATCATGTGGCATCGAATATGAAGACACTTCAGACGGCGGATTCTGGCAAGTCTGTGAAGACTGCCGGGACGAAGCCGATGAGGAATTAGACGAAGAAGATGAGTCACTGGAACAAAGGTCGGACGATATGGATGATGATAGTGATTTAGAAAACGAATATGAGGACTAAAGGACTAGCTGTGATCGGTACATTTTTCACTCGTTACGAAGATGCAAAAAAACGTTGTGAAATGAGGAACCGGATACACAAAAGAAGTGGAGGTGATACGTATAAAACATTCATCATTATTCAGATCGGGGACTGTTATCTGGTAGTAAGCAAGAGACAACTCGAAAGGGCCGGAATAAAACATCAAGAGTATGAAAAAGAAGAATCCAAACGCAGTTAAGCTTGGTAGGCTCCGATGGAAGGATGGTAAACCAAGCATAGAGGAAATGAAACGCCTTAGTCGAAAAGGCGTATTGGCAAGGAAAAGAAAAATTCATGAGAAAGCAAAAGTTTAGAGTTGGCGATGTCTTAGTAGATGGTAGAGGTTGGAAACGTAAAATCGTTGGAATAATTGAAAACCATCGTGGTAATAAAGGTCAATTTGGTTGTTATTATGTTGGGGAGATTCTTGACAAGGAGAGTGGCGAATACGTACTAGGCACAGATCATCCTATAGGGCTGGCATCTCAGGATCACCTAATCAGAATAGGGTTCAAAATATGCGAATAGAAATCCAAAAAATATCGAAGTATGGTGCATGTGTCTGTATGGAATGTAATGCAACGATATCACCAACATTGAACACGACATGTGTAAGACTAATCAGAATAAGTCCGGGTGGGAGTTTTCAGAAAGGCAACTATCATAAAGAGTGCTTCGCCGAGTTCTTGAAAAGAGGTCAAAAACTTCTAAAAGACAATGAATAGAACACAACAGATAATCTATGTACTCGCGATCGCAATCACCACGGTGCTATTAGTGGATAAATTCGGAGCAATCGCAGGATGGGCGCTATTCGCTTTTGTGCTAGGTTTATCTACTAAATTGAGCTAAGAGTTGTCCACTTTTGCCCTGTTTGACGTAACCGACCGCTCGGTCTATCGTTTGAATGTACGAAAGGTCGAGAATAGAACAGAAAAGAAACAAACATGGACAAGAGAAAAAAGGGCAGGAAGGTAACGCGAGTGATCTTATGGTTGATTTTTTTAGTAGCGTTATTTTACGGAGGTAAGTACGGACTCAAGATGATAAAGTCCGAGAGGGTAGTAACCATAAATCCTGTGGAATTTGTAAAGACAAATCCGGAACAGGAATACTACGAGGAGATGATCAGACGTGCGAAGTCATCCGGAGAGTACACAACTTACAAAGCAAAACAGGAAAAAGAACTGGCAGACAACCTTGATGCAAAATTGCACGCCATAGCATGGGAGTACATGATGAACTACGTCACAAAGAGCATGAGTGATTTCAGCGACAAGAAAGTACAGGAGAGTTTGAATCCGGATAGTTGTTTGAGATACGAGAACAGATCGAAATCAAAGTGTATAGAGATCATGAGCACAAGCACAAAAGGTCGATAAAATTGTTAGCAAAGGGGAATGTATGAGCGAGTTGAGAATTACAACTAAAAATGTTTTGAGCGCGATCGTAGGCGTCGCGCTCCTCATGGGACTAGCGCATCTTGCACTGAACCATATGGAAAAGCAAGAATGCCGGGAGTGGAGAGACAAAGGTCTAGATTTAGAAGGGTGGAGACTAGAACAATGTGAGTATCACAAAATCTATGGGACAGACAAAAAACAATCAGGAGAATAAGGAGTTTGCCAAGGGTTTACAGGAAGATGGTCGCGCCGGAGAAGCTTTGCCGGGCGACACGGGTCCGGAGAGTGTAGCGATGTCGATCGTCACGGCCGTTCCGATGTCATCGAAAGATACTGCACTCAGAGTTAAGGATACCGAAGAGCGCATGAGCATCGTCGCCGAGTTCATCAAGAAGAACCTCAAGAAAGGATCGGACTTCGTACAGCTCGATATGTGGGATAAGAAGACCAACAGTTATAAGCGGTCAAAGCCATTCCTTGCGAAGCCGGGATCAGAGAAGTTTGTGATCCTATTCGGACACAGAGCCGAATTCGAATGGATCAAACAGGACTGGGAACTGGGACTCTTCGCGGTACGATGCAAAATCGTGAACCGGACAACCGGGGAGTTTTATGGCGAAGGATTTGGGTCCGCAAGAAAGGACGAAAAAACCACAAAAGACGGCAAAGTCATCTGGACTGAGAACGAGTCAATGAAGATGGCCTGTAAAAGAGCCCAAATTGACGCAACACTGAGAGTTTACGGATTATCCGAGTATTTCACCCAGGACGAAGAGGTAGTCGCCAGGAACCGCCAAAATAGCCCAAATAACACCCAACCAGCACAGACCCAGGCGTTTTACCCAGCCTCGGAAGCTCAAAGGAAAAAGATATTCGCGGTATTGCATGAGATCGGACTATCAAAAGAAAAGTTCGAGGCTTATGTAAATCAGACTAGCGGAATAGACGGGATCGAGAACCTATCGAGCTCATGGGCGAGTAAGTATATTCAGATGCTTGAACAGAAAAAGGCACAATTGACTCCAAAAGAGCCCGAGCCGGACATTCCCACCATTCAGCTCGAAGACGAAAAGCTACCAGGTGAGGAAACAAAGGACGATGAGGAACTAGGATCAGATGAACTCTAATATGGATCAGAAAAATGCAGAGAGATTCCTTGAGAGGGAACTCTATAACGGTGAGATCAGAGTTAAGTTTGATAACGTAACACACAGATATTACATCAACGATGAGCCTGCGAAATTCACGCCAAGTAAAATAGCCGGAGTGCTGGACAAACCAGCACTCATTGGCTGGGCGGTGAAGGAGACGATCAAGATCGTTGAAAGCAGGCTCAAAGTCGGAGAGAAGGTTGATGACATGATGCTCGCCGGAATACTTGCGCTCGCCAAAGGAGAACACATCCGGAAGCGAGATGAGGCGGCCAGCGAAGGCACAATCGTCCATGACAGACTAGAGCGCTGGATCAAGGAAGGAATAGCGTATGCGAACTCAAATGACGAGGGAACAAGCGGTGCATTCTATCCAGACGAGGATGATGTTCACGATTTGCTCGAACTAATGAAAGACAAACCGGAAGCATTACGAGTCAGCATGAAACAGTTCGGGGGTTACCTCATAAAACATCAACTCGGATTTACAGGTGCAGAAGAGCCAGTCTATTCAAAAAAGTATGGATACCCGGGACTTATGGACGCAAACTTAATAAAGCGCGGAAAGGGCTGGAGATATGTCGGAGATCACAAAATCCGGAGCGGTATCTATGAGGAAGTAAGATTACAAACAGCTCTCTACCAAGGAGCTGCCGAAGAGGAAAAACAAATCAAGTATAAAGGTCGGATCGTGTTCCATTTCGGCCGGAAGGACGAAATATTCACAGGAGAGTTCAATGCAATCGAGTACAAAGGATTCAGTCAGGATTTCAAAGCGGCAATCAAATGTCTCGATCTGCTCAAGTGGAAAGAATCAGTAACCAAAAAATAAAAATATGGAAAACCAACCAGACAGATTGAATGAGATTAGAGATCACCAGTCGAATACCGCAATGATAATTTTCGCGGTGGTCATAGGAGTCATAATCTTAATTGCAGTCGCCTTTTTATTGAAAGGCAAGGGTGAGAAGGTAGTCCCAATAACAGCTTCGGGCAATTACACTGTCGGTCAGCCATCAGGAAGCACACAAACGCCGGATGCAAACGTATGTACGTATCCGGACGCGAGGATCTCGGCATCTGTCAGAGACTGCCAGACTCAAAACGGTGTAGTGGTCTTCTATGGTTTCAGCAACTTCGGGATTCAATCAATGTGCATCCAGGGATTGAATAAGACTCTCGGAGATGCCGGAGTGCAGATATGTGATGAGAAAGGTCAAAATTGTGAAGTAATAAAATAATATGAACGAGAATTCACTCTGGATAACTTTTTTGCATGCCTTGCCGTCCATAATCGTCATTCTGATAGTACTGCGAATAATCTGGAAAACATTTTTTGTGGTAGATCAGCAGACGGTGGCAATCGTAGAGAGATTCGGACGTTACTTAAAATCATGCGATGCCGGACTTAACTTTAAGATTCCATTGATCGACAAGATTGTGAAAGTAACATCCCTGAAGGTTCAGGAGTTCGATCAGACAATTTAGACTAAGACATCAGATAATGTGTTCTCTAAAATCTCGCTGAGCGTGCAGTATCAAATCAGACGCGAAGATGTAAAAAATTCTTTTTACATCCTTCAGAATAGCGGTCAGATTGCAAGTTATGTCACAGACGCGGTAAGAACAAAGGTATCCAAACTCACTGTCGATGAGTTATTCGAACAGAGAGATGAGGTTGCGAGTGTCATTAAGGACGGATTACTGGAGAGGTTCAAATCATTCGGTTTTGAGATTATCAACGCTCTTGTGACAGATGTTGATCCGACTGGCGAAGTAAAGAATGCCATGAACCGGATCAATGCCGCGCAGAGAAACCTCGAAGCGTCAAAAGCCGAAGCTCAGACGATCAAGGTCCGGAAGATTGCCGAAGCGGAAGCTGAAGCCGAGAGTAAAAGACTCCAAGGAGAGGGAATCGCCAAGCAGAGAAAAGCAATCATAGAAGGACTCAAACAATCGATTGAAGACTTCCAGAAAGCAGTACCGGAGAGTTCTTCATCGGATGTAATGAATCTAATTCTTATGATTCAGCACTACGATACGCTGAAGGAAGTCGGAGCTGCGTCACCTGCTAAGACGATCTTCTTGAATACGCATCCGGGCGCAGTAAATGATCTAAAAGAGTCGCTAATAGCTGCAAATGAAGTTCATGAAAAGTAAGAAGATTAGTAAGGAAAAAGAGGATAACATAGCGAATTCGCTTGCTGGGTTTATTTTAGCAATAATTGTTATAGCTCCGTATATATATTTTGGTCTAAAGGTGAAAAGCTTAAAAAAGAACCTTAGCGAACAAATCAGCGAAGGTCTTCAGAACGTATCGCAGAGTGTAGGAACCTATTCGGAATGTAAGACCGTCGGTGATAGGTTCGAATGCGAACTAAAATCTCTCTCGTCTAGCTATTCAGAGACAATAAGAAAGGTCGATGCATTGCTTGAATATCTCAACTTACAGCTGGTGCGGGTATCAAGTCAGTCGGCGACGATGCTTGTACCTAAGAGTACCTCAACACCGGATCATGAAATATGCTCCGGACGGTACTGTGTAGAGCCGCTGTTAAGTCAAAAACAATTATGAACGAAACATCACAGAGCATCGTGGAAAGTTTCCATGACTTCAGAAAGAGAATCGATGCGTTGATCCAAGTATCGGAAAAATACATCGAGAATGCCGATGGGAGTCACAATAGAGAGTTCCTCCGGACAATGGCGCTAACCAGAACAAAGCTCCAAGAAGCCAAGATGTGGGCGGGTAAGACGCTCGAGGCTCTCGGATCAGAGCTCCCGGCCGAATTCAGAGACAAACACGGAGAATAGACTCCAAAAACTAAGAAGTAATAACGCAGAAAATCCCTTGCTTTACAGCGAGGGATTTTTGCTTCGACACCCCAGTTGTCCACTCTTCCACTTTCGCGGAATTCGAGGATAATTGAGGGTGTAAAGGTCGAAACAATTTATTCAGTACGAGAGTATCACAAAAATGAAATATACTCAAGAATTCTGGGCAATACCGAAAGAAGTATTTGCAATGAGAGACTTGCCCCTAGAGGCGCGGTGCGTATACGGAATACTGTTCACCAGAATGAACGGAGACAATGTTGCTTGGCCGGGACAGAAAAACATTGCCGAGACGCTTGGCGTTGGAGAGCGGAGCGTGGAGAGGTACGTTCGTCTCCTAAAAGACAAGGGATTGATCGAAGTTGAGAAGGGTGGAAATGGAGGGACTAATCGATATTACATCCCTTCACAGACCCGCCAAATTGGCGGAACAGTTAAGAGCAGACCCGACAGCCGTGACGGGTGCAGACCCGACAGCCGTGACGGGTCTTACATTATAGAAAAAAACAGTAAGAAAAGAACAGATAGTAATACTAACCAGTACAAGAATACAGTGATGCAAATTTTAGAACTCTTCGCTCCAGTGAATCCTCACTATGAGTCCCTCTACCAAAGTTATAACCAAAGGGAAGCAATCAAGAGCATGGTGAAAATCCACGGCCGGGAGAAGCTTGAGAAGATCGTGAAGTTTCTGCCAATGGTGGAAAAATTGCCAAAAGCGCATTACGCGCCACGGATCACAACGCCTCTCGAACTCCAGACAAAATTTGCAGCCTTAGAGAAGCACGTGAAATCAGTCATCCAAAAAAAGACTCTCGGAGTAATTGAATTATGAAAAACCTTAGAACATTCAGCGGACAAGAATACATGATCAGCGAGGAAGAGGTTGAGACGTTAGTGAAGATTAAGAATTCCGGAGAGGGCCGGGCATTCGTGAGACTCCGGAACGGAACATATCTCGACACGAGCGCCATCGAATCGATCGGAGATATTCCACTCGTGCCAATGGCGCACGGAATGTACCCACTCTCGAAAGACGGCAGATCATACATCCGGGAAGGCCGGAGAGTGTACATCGAAGATGCATCCCATATCCGTTGGCTGCCAGACCCGAAATATCAGAACTATCCGACCACCGGATCGCAGAGTCCGCAGCTGAAGTCTGGGACAAATCAAAATCATGGCGCTATGCGATCATTGCCATCGTGAATACTTCGGCTCCGGGTACATCAACGGAGACGGTGAGTTGTTATGCAGAGAGTGTGAGATTGATTCCTCAGAAGTCGACGAGGAAGTTGAAGGAGTAGAGTTTGAAGATAAAGATTATGAGTAAAGAAATTCAACACTGCCCGACATGCGGCAGGATTACAAGCGAGAGAGTAATCAGTTTGACCAAGGTTCAAGTGGTTGCCTTGTATAAAGTGTGGGAATGGTGCAGATCGGTTGGTAAAAACACATTCGAGAGAAAAGAAGTCGCGAAGCTCTGGAAAAACATGGACTCAGAGACACCAACCGGAAGGTTTGGAGACATTGTCATGTTTGGGGATCTTATGACTCGGGTAGAACAAGGCGTTTATTCGCTAAATTTGCCAGCGTGTGAAGCTTTCTTCGCTGGTAGACACCCAATACCTATCCAAGTCATAAAAAACCCCGTGACGCGCCAAATACGCCAATTACCGCCGGAGTTCATAAGCAGTGTGCCATCAGTTTCAGAATTTCTCGATGAAAAAGGCCGATTTGTACCGGAATATCTATGAGACGTAACAACGATGCCATGAAGCTGGCGCAGGAAATAAACTTCAATCCGGTTAAGAAGTACGACATCCGGGTCCCGGCCGATCGCGCCGAGATTAAGAACTTCGAAGCCGAATGCCGGAGACTGCCGAGACAAGCGAACTTCAATCTCTACGGACGGCCATTCAAAGATCAGACAAAATATCAGGGATTCGTTATCAACGAGTTGATGGGCTTCGCACATTGGAGCGTGATCCAGTACGGAATGAATATCCGCGTCATCCGGAAAAAATACGGAGGTGAGTGGTGCATCACACTTGAGAGCGTAGACGGCAAACCATCGATCCGGAAGTACGTTGAGTACGAAAATAAAGTGAAAGCATTGCAAGAGCTCTACTTACTCCGGAGTGAAGCTGAGACAAAAGAACGCAAGGCACTTGAGAAGACCGCTGCGCTAAACGAACCGAGCGGTGAGATACCATTGGAACTTCCAGACTTTGATATACTGAAGTGAATGGAATCGCTATTCACTGGAAAAGAAAAAGTTTCGCAACCCTACACAGACTCTATTCGGATCGCTATTATTCACACGGATGAGCAGGTAGTTCAAGATGCTGTGAGCGAGAAGAGCGCGTATGTGAAACTCTTTACAGGAATATTGCCGGAAGTAGTGCTCAATAGATTTTTTTCAGATCAGGAAATCCAAAAGAAACTCGGAATCGACAGTCTGATCTGGACGCGCACATTGGAAATGAGAAGAGGAGAGGGGGACTTTATATTCAATACGCCGGAAAGACAATTCCGTATGGATGTGAAGTCTCGCCTCCTCCACAACAAGATCGATGACGGATGGGTAATGATCGACGACAAGATTGCGCGTTACGGAGACAGCTGTCACATCAGCGGCTACATGTTCACCGCAATCGATATCTACCGGGGATTTATCTACTTGATTGGCTACATGATGAATCATGAATTCTCCGATGCCAGAAAGACGAAAGCGATCGAATACGTGGAAGCCGGAACGGTCTTCGGTAAAAAGCAGACCAGAGCGAGATTCCCCTTTTGGAAACTGCCATATTCGAATCTGACCAAATTCTCAGAACCGATCAAATACGGAGATTTTGAGCAGGCGAAAAAGGTGGTCGAATGGACGGGTATCAGAGAAAAAATATATGCAGATGATACACGTGCGGCTGGATAGGAAAAGATGGTCTAAACTGATTGGAGATTATGTCGAAAATCCGGTGATCTACGAAGCTGAACTTTTGGAAGACAAAGGAAAAAAAGTAAAAGTATGCATTCCGACCATTGGGACGTTGTTGGTCACAAGAGACAAGATCGTCGAGAAGCCGCAGAATATAATGAAACAGACCCGGGAGTCGAAATGGTCGAGTATAAAAAAATTCGCAGTCGAGGTAATAAAAGAACTAAAAAAGTAAATATGCTGGGAAAAATAATTTGTGCAATCGTGATAGTTTTCTTGCTGGCTTATGGCGTGATGGCAACTGTCGGGGCCCGAAGACTCAAGATGCAGATCAACGTGTATGCAAATCAGTTACAGAGTCTCAGTAAAAGCTTAGATAACTACAAAAATGTTTGTGAAAAGTCGAGCGAGGAATTAAGAAAAGAATTATTACAATGTTATGCAGGCTCCAATACCAAAGGCTAGTATCAGTGTGATCGCGCCTAATCAACCATTGCCGGGCGAGCCGAGAGTCTACGGCATGGTCTTCATGCCAAACACGGCGCCGCAGATAGTCGTAGACAGTACACATCTCGCAATGATGGCCGGGTTCGATCTCGATAGCGTTCTTCATGCAACAAAGGCAAACATGGCAGCTGCCGGATTCGCGGTCGCAGACTGGAAGCTCACGCATCATGCAAGTCTTGGTTTATATCAATCGATCGCAAGCCTCGGCATGGAATTGAGTGTGAACTTCGGGAATGCTCCGCAAGTCAAAGAACCGGAAGTGCAAGAACCGGACTGTGGAGTGAAAGACCCTAACATTCACTGCCGGATGCTCCGATGCAAGTCATGCAATGGAAAAGTTTGGAAAGAAGATACGAAACAGAAAAGCGTTGAGACACTAATATCGTCAGTGAGATTTGTTTTTGAGAACGCAAGCGCAGAAGAAAAGAAAATGGCCGAGAGAGTGATCGAAAGTTTCAAAAAATCACATGTCTAATAACGAGGAAAAAGAAAAGATGAGAGAGTGGCATGACCTGCGTGCGTATTTTGTCGTTGATATAAATTACTTAGAGCTCACAACCGGAGTCACGCCACAGCCGTACTTCGGGAAGCGTAAACAGGATGGCGGTATCATACCTCTCATGAAGATGAGAAAGATGACCAAGCTGGAAATGAATGCTCCGAGAAATCTCGACGGGACATATCTCGAACTGAAAAAACAAAAAGCAGAATCATTGAGGATTCCGGCAGACGAAGTCAAACTGCCGAATCAATACTTTGATTCTGTTTTTCGTTTCTTAAAGGTCGTTGCGCCAAAGAAAGCATTCCGGAGAGTGTTCGAGAAGCTCGAAGCGGAACATCAGCTCACGCTTAGACCGACAATGGTCTATGTTGCCGAAGGAGTATTCCCGACACTCGATGTTGCTTTCAAACCGAGAAAACAATGAAACGCTGGACAACATTCAGTGCATTGCCAAACTACCTCGGAGGCAAAAGACGCTTGATTCCGGAGATTTGGAAGAACATACCTCCGGTGAGTATCGCGCCGAAACTTGGGGATGCATTCCTCGGCGGCGGGTCCGTGAGTCTCTGGGCAAAAGCGAAAGGTTATGAAGTGCATTCAAACGACAATGCGCTCCGGAGTTATTACATTGGCAAAGCATTGATTGAGAACGACAATGTGAAGATCACGCTGGAAGATATTGAGAGACTTCTGACTCCGGATGAGGGAGGGACTTATTCTGAATTTGTGAAAAAGAACTTCTCCCCGAATGTGTTCACTTCTAAGACTGCGGACTTTCTAAACACAGCATTGATCAATTCGGAAAATATGCATCCGATCATGAAGCTGTTGATCATCAAGTATGTGATCACAATTAGACCATTCGGACATTTTTCAAACCGGACAACAACAGAACAGATCGAGAAACGACAATTTGAGACTGCTATGAAAAGCAAATCGCACGCCCGAGCGCATCTTTTGCACTTAGACCATCCATTCAGGGTAATGAGCTGGTTGAAAAACGAAATCAACCGGGCAGTGTTTACAAACAACAAAAAAAACACTGTGAATCTCGGAGACGTGATGGATTACCTGAAACAGACTCAAGTAGACGTGATGTATTTCGATCCGCCATACGCAAGCGCGAGCTCATACGAGGAGACATATCATGTGCTGGACTGTCTGCTCAAAGGCGAAGTGAAACCGCCGGAAGTCTCCGGATTCACAAAAAAAGATGCAATAGATTTCCATAAGGAGATGTATGATAAAGCCAGGCATATCCCGAACTGGGTGATCAGCATGGGTCAGACAGAGAGTGGACTGGGAGTGACACCGGAACAGTTACTTGAGATCGTCCAGCATTACAAACCAAAAGCAAAGATGAGAATTTTAGATCATGCATGGAGTATCAATAATGCAGCCGGAAAGAAACAAAAAGAAAACGTCGAGTATTTGATTTACACATACGAAAAATGAAAGGAAGCATAGGAACGTCAACAAGTCTAAAAGGGAGATTTGTTGCAAAAAAAAGAGAACCGGGAGAATTGTGTCCAGCATGTTTGTCATACGAAAAGAGAAAAGAATTCGGTCGATTAAGAAGGAGAACTGGAATACATGGAACATTTTTGGGATGTTCAAGATTTCCAGAATGTAAGTTCACACAGAATTATGAAACACGAAATACTAAACATACCCATCGATGAGCTGTATCCGAATGAGTACAATGCCAACACCATGAGTGAAAAACGCTTTGGTGCGCTTTTAGACACCATTAAGCGTAACGGGCAGACGCATCCGATCCAAGCAGTAAAAGACAAAGACGGCAAGTGGCGAATCATCGGAGGTGAACACAAGTGGAAAGCCATGAAGCTTCTGAAGTACAAGGAATGCCAAGTGATCGAGAGAAAATTTGAAGATTTGACCGAGGAACAATTGAGTTCACTCGAAGACAACATTCACGGATCATCAATCCCGATCCGGGAAGCAATCATCCTCGCCGGAGCAACTAAGAAATATTCACTCTCACAGCTCGAGCGCAGACTTGGAGAGGATCAGCCATACATCAAGGATCGGCTCATGCTTGTGACTGATGAGGAGAAAATGAAAAAAGTCGCAGAGCAAGCAAGGTCCGAGCATTACGTTGAAGTGAGCTTCATCGTAGATCAAGAGCCAAAAGAGAACGCCGAAAAGTTTCTGAAAGAGATCACTAATGCCGCGCTTAAGCTCGGATCGAGTGTTATGAAATCAGAGATTAAGATTTCAAAATCAAAAGAGTCCGTTGCCGTAGTTGCGTTCAATGTGTCAGAGACGCAAAAGAACGTAATTGAGAATGCGATCGCAAGCATTACGAAACAGACTCATGTGGCGCGTGGTACAGCGTTAGAATTTCTCGCGGCTGAGTATTTGGCCGGGAGCAGAGACGCAAAAAAGGTCGTAAAGACTAAGAAGACATGAGTTCGCGTATTTCGCAAAAACCGAAAAAGGGAAAAGACAGCCGGATAACTCCAGAGATAGAACTCCGGAGACAGAGAGTCTATGAACTAAGACTCAAGAAGATAAAACTTGAGCAGATCGCGGAGATGCTGAAGGTGACTCGCAGGACGATAGACAAGGACATCGCTGCAATACGAGACGGTCAGATCAAATCGATTCAGAAACAAATCTCCAAGTTTGATTCCAAGCTTTACTGGGCAGATCGTAAAGAGTCTGTTGATTTGGCAATCAAAGAATTGTGGCTGATTGTAAGTGAGAGTAAAGGCGATCGTGTGGCAGCTCTTCAAGCAATACCAAAAATGTTGGACGAACTGGATAAGTGTTTGAGAGCGGCCGGAATCAGAACAACTGATGTCGATCCGGAATCGCTTGTTACGGATACGCTCAGAATCATTCATGAGTATCCGGACGGGTCGAAATCTGATAGCAGTGAAATAAGATCATGAAAAAAACTATATCAATTTTTTTACCGAGAGGCACAGAGTTACAGTGTTTTACGGTTGGCATGGATGGCGTGACTAACATTCACATAGACAAACCGAAAAACGAGATAATCATTTTTTATGAGAACAATCGACGTAAGATATTCGGAGGTTGTTCTTACATGCTCGAAAGAGATGAAAATTGAGTACAATGGAAAACTTTTATACGAGTCGCAACCGCGACAAACAGTATTTCACCAGCACCCGGCTCAATGCCGGATGTATGGTGGTGCAGCTGGAGGAGGTAAGACGGAGGCCATCCTCTGGGAAGCTTTCTCTTACTCAACAGACATAAACTTCCGGAATCTCAAAGGGGCAATATTCCGCAAAACTTATCCGGAGATTGAGAAGTATTTTATTAAGCGCGCACTCGATAAGTTCCCTGCGAAGTTTTACAGGTACAACAAGAAGGATCACATCATGTACTTCCCTCAGACTGGGAGTCAGATCGAATTCAATCACTGCGAGAGCGATCAAGATGTGACCAAATACCAAGGCGCCGAATGGGACTGGCTTGCCATTGATGAGTTTACTCACCATACAGAGTTTAGATTCAAATATCTGTTCGGTCGTATGCGTACAGACAAAGCCGGGTGGAAAACAAAGTTCTTCGGAGGATCAAACCCGGGTGATATTGGTCATGCATGGGTTAAGCGCATATTCATCGACAACGAGCTTGTGCCGGAGGAGATGAAATTTACATGGGGCTTCATACCAGCGAGACTCGAAGACAACCCGAAGATGCTCGAATTCAATCCGCAGTATGAAGATCAGCTTCTGCTCATTCCTGATCCGGTACTCCGCAAGGCCCTGCGCTGGGGAGACTGGAACATATTCGCCGGACAGTTCTTCTCGGAGATCAGATCGGACATTCACGGATTCGAGCCATTCCAGATACCGAGGGACTGGATGCGTTTCATTGAGCTCGATTATGGATACGATCACCCAGCCGTGGCTCACTGGAATGCCGTGGACGGCAAAGGTGAGATGTGGAAGTACAAGGAACTCGTGACGCGCATGAAGACATACACGCAGTTTGCAACCATGATTATTGAAATGGTTACTCCGGATGAGAAAATTGACTACATCGTCGGTGATCCTGCTATCTGGGCTAAGAAAGGGGCCGCCGGAGGACTCTCCGGAGCGGAGGAGATGCAGAATGTCTTTGATGATAAAAAGATTCTCCTCATGCCGGGAGACAACGATCGTCTGAATGGCTGGGGTGTTTTGAGAGAGTGGTTCAAAGTGTACAAAGAGGGTGATCCACACACCGGAGAACTTAAAGATAAAACAAGAATGCACGTCTCTAATGCATTGAAGTTCTGGTGGAAGAAAGTGCCGGAGCTTCAACGCGATCCAAAGAAGCCAGAGGACGTATTGAAAAACACGGTCGTCAATGCTGACGGCACTGTCGGTTATTCGGACGACTCTGGAGACGCAACGAGATATGGAGTGATGTCCAGACCAGCTCCAAATGCTAAAATATCGAAGGACGCTGAAGATGACCTTAAAGATCGATACGGTCAGCCTAAGAGAGTAGGTCCGCGGAAACCGCGCGTACCTCAATGGACACCGACATACAAACCAGAGTACAAAGGACTAAAAATACAACGATGAGCGAGGTTCAATACATCCCATTCAATACCTATATTTTTACTCTGAGAAAGAAACTCTCACCGCAGGATTATTATTTGACTCTTGCCGATGAGGCTATTCGCGCTACACTTATAACCGAGGATGAGTTCAAAATGTACTCCGCAAGATTTTCAAAAATGAAACTCAATCACTTTTTAGCAATCGGGATGTTAGAGAATATGATCAAGGAAAGACTCCGCAGTTCAGACGAAAAAGCCTATTGGAATTACCGGAACAAACAAGCTTCAGAATTTTCAATCGTAGATTCACTCTTGAAACCATTTCGCAAAAATAAATGAGCGACTATAAATCTGCTGATGGAGTAAAGATAGGCAACATCACTGTCCGTCACATTGCACGGACAGTTCCTAGTGAGCAGGTACCTAAAAAGTTTGAGACTGTTCCGGAAAGACCATCTCCCGATTCCAAGGAAGAGGAACTCCTGAAGATGCTCGATGACAGACTTGGTAAAGCAAAGGAAGCCAAGATGAAAAAGCATGACATTTGGAACTATGCATATCTCCAATACCGGAGCGTGAATTACTACTCAATGCTTTATGGCGCGTTTCCAACCTACTGGAATCAGTGGGGTATGGGTGTATTCGTACCGCGCACGTTCGAAACGATTGAAGCCACGAAGACGCAGATGATGCAACGTGAGCCGGACTTTTCAATTGAGCCGACATTCCCGAATGAATCGGCATATGCCCAGAATATGAACTTCTTGGAACACGCTGAATGGAAGCGTGCGAAAATGAACCGGGAGGTTGCTGAAACTGTCCATGACGCGCTCGTCTACGGCGCCGGAATAGTGCAACCAGAACTCATCGACAAAAAAGAAGTCGAGCAAACTTTGACGTGGAAAGAGGAGATTGTAACTGATGAAGCGACTGGCGCCCAAACTAAAAAATACTCGATTGCTTATGTACCGAAGAATGTTCAGAAATACTATGGCGTAGGCGGTCACAGAGTCGATCCTTATGACTTATTCCCCGACCCATCGCCGGAGTACAACAGAATGTCTCAGATCGGATATTGCTTCGAGAGATTCGTTGTTGATGCGTGGGAACTGCGTGAACAATATAAGGCACTCAAAGAATCCGGAGCGCATGGCGTGACCGACAACTGGCAGTATCTGAAGCCGGGTGGCGACACCACGGATTATAAGTACATTCGGCGTGAGATTGATGGACTCTATCAGGTGGGAGACAACGCCCGATATCCTGCCAATATAAATGACTTCGTGGTCAATCGATCGACGGCGCCAACATCGCAACAGACAGCGCATAATGAGCTGAAAGTAGAAATGTGGGTCTACTGGGAGAAAGACCGGATGATTGTATTCGCCAACGGACTCATTTTGAGAGACTCGCCGAATCCGTACCCACACAAACAGATTCCATACGTGAAGTACAATGCCATAGACATGAATGACTTCTGGAGTATTGGCATTCCGGAATATATCCGCTGGCTTCAGATCACGGAGAATATCTTGTACGATCAGGGACTTAACAATATCGTAATGTCGATCCACAAGATGTTCGCTGTGAACTCCAGATACCTCGAAGATGAGGGTGAACTTGTCGTCCGTCCGTTCGGCATTATTCATATGAAAAATATCCCGAACGTTAAGGTCCAGGACGCGATCATGCCGATCGAGTACACGAACAACATGAATAACTACTTCAACTTCATCCGCATGAATACACAGAACATTCAGACTGTTACCGGAGTCTCGCCTTACCAGACTGGCGGCATCACAAAGGAATCAAAGGTGGAGCGCGCCACGGTTGCCAATAAACTCGCATTTGCCGGAGCCTCACGTATCAGAGAGATTGCGAGACACCTCGAAGTAGATATGGTTTCTGAGATCGTAGAGCAACACATCGGGATCATTCAGTTTTACTATCAGCGATCCGAAGCTCTCGAGGGAGGGCTCGCGATCGAGGTTCCGAATCCGCAGGACTCGTACTTTATCAAGTTTGTGCCAAAGAACATGGATGAGGTGACTGAAGAAGATAGAAACCTTGCGCGTAATGAGGGATACCGGGACATTATCGGTCAGGACAGGATACAAGGCAGATTCAGAGTTGTAGTGAGAGCTGGCTCAACCACGCCGATCGATCCGGAACAGAAGGCCGAACTCAAGCTCAAGTTTGCGGAATTTGCCAAGGGCGCTGTGGTATCCGAGAAGATCACCGGAGTAGATCAGCTTACCGGGAAACCAACGGAACAAGTGCTTACTCGTCCAGTCTTTGACGTTGAAATGATCGCCAAGGAACTCGCCAAGGAAGTATTCGAGATTGCGAACCCGAATGACTATCTCTACAAACCAAAGAATGAAGCACCAGCTCAACCAGGCTCGGGGGGAGCTCCGATGCCAATGTCGCCAATGAATCCAGTCGCGGGTGAGATGCCTGCCAGTCCAGAAGGTGCGAATGTAGTACAATAAATTTATGAAGTACGATGCTGGCATACAAGCCAAGGCTCTCAAAAAGAAAGAAGATGACAATCATGACTTCTCTAAGGTGACTCCGGAGACTTATGGAATGATGGAAGGTCCGTCAAAGCCGAAGCCTCATTACCCAGAATTCCGATTGAAGCTTAAAGACATTCCGGAAGCCAAAGATTGGGAAGTCGGAAAGCAATACAAAATCGAGCTTATTGTTGAGCAAGTGATGCTCTCAGAGAGAAAAGACGAGGATGGACAAGTGGAGTTCTGCATCATGGCCGTGAACGCCGGAGAGGAAGTCGATGAGAGAGTAGAACCGGAAAAAGAAAAGAAAAAGAACAAGAAAAAGGGCGAAGATGACGAGGAGTATGACGACACATTTGACTAATGACACCGGAAAATAAGTTTGATTCAGTATTTGCGAGTATTCCGCGCACAAAGGCTGAAATGGATGCGATCCGGGAACAAATAAGCCGGAAACAGACCGGGAAGCTGATTGAGAAGGCGCATAGACATAACAAAAAAATAGAGCGTGCGAAAAAGCTCTTGAGATTGTTCTCAGACGAAGATTTTATAGAGTGGTGGAATGAATCGGTACTGGAAACATTCAAAGATTACGATCAGCATTCAGTTTCTCAGATTAGAGGTAAACCCAAAGACAGTCCTTATGATCCATTCGGTCAGCTGGTACAATTGAATCAAATCATCGGAGCAATAGAAGCACTAGCGTACGTGATTGATCTAAAAGAAAAGGTCGCGCAAGAAGCAAAAGGGACGGAGGTCGACATTGAAACACTGAAGGCCGAGTTCCCAGAAAACAATGAGTAAAATTTTCAAACCAGTTTATAAAGAGGATCGCGGAGATTCGTATTATTTCAGAGACGAGGACGGTGAAGCCTTAGTAGCTCAGAAAGGTAGCGAGTTGGCTAATCAGCTTTTGGAATCTTATGCGGCTGAACCTGCAAAAGAACCGGAAGGATATTCGTCAATGAGTTATCAGGAACTCTTAAAAGAGGCCGAGAGACGCGGACTCCAAGTTCCGAATAAAACCAAAAAGGTTGATCTCATCAAAATGCTCGAAGAAATGGACAAGGCTCCAGCTACGCCAGCATCAGATGGAAATCCCGATAGTGACGATAAACCAAACACTCCTGCTAACGACCAATAGTCTATGCCGGGAACACGCGACGTTGGCGCTAATATGCGCGAACTTAACAAATCAAATAAGGCCCGTCCGCACAAGCAAAAGGTCGCCATAGCATTAAGCCAGGCGAGAGAAGCGGGTGCGAACATACCTTACTCTCCAAGCGAAAGGCTTGCACGAGCTCAAGCAAAGAACTCGAAGAGAAAGAAATACTAAAAAGTTATGCCACAAAGTGACAACAAGCCGGAAGGAGCGGAGGTTCAAAAGAACAATGCCGAGCCGAAACCGGAGGTTGGATCAAGTCATGATCTATCCGATGCGGCGGCTGACGATCTCTTAGACGAGACATCAGAACCGCAGTCTCCGGAAGGAGACAAAAAACCCGAGGGTGACACCGAGGGACAGCCGGGTGGTGAGGGTGAGCCGAATACACCAGAGGGAGATGAAAAACCCGAGGGTGAGTCGAATAAACCCACAGAAACGCCATCAGGTGAACCATTCGCCAAGATAGGTGATATGGAGTTTGGAAACCAAGAGGAGCTTCTCGAATTTACATCGAAACAAATCGGTATGAATTCATGGCTTATTGGTAACCTGAAAAAGCTCCATCCAGAGCTATTCAACGAGGACGGAACTTTCAAAACTGCTGAGTTTTCTAAAAAAGTTCAAAACAAGTCTACCAGCGCTGTCGAGGCGGCTGAGACTATGAATGAACTCAAGGATGTTGATCCTGCGGATATGACACCGGAACAAAAAGAAGACTATGAGAAAGCTCGTGGTCTGCTTAAAAGACTTGGTGTTGTGTTTCAGGATGATGCAGAATTCCAGCGCACCAAAGCGCGGAATGATGCTGAAGATGCAAAAGCAATCGATGACGCCAAAGGTGTGATCGACAAATTTGAGTCTGACCATCCTCTTTTGAAGAAACATCGAGCAGGAGTTGCAGACGTTATGGAAAAGAACAGTCTGACAATCGAGAAAGCATGGAAGGTCTACAAAGCCATCCACGACATCGTTGAAGAAGCATCGAAACCCAATGGTGAAGGAAAACCAAACGGGGGAGGTGGATCTCCAGCATCAGGTCACATCCCTACTACGGTCAAGAAAGAAACAGGCGCGTTGCCTCAATCGAACACCGAAGGAGATTTGTTTGATGAGATAATCAACGCTCGCGGTATGTAATATGCCAACCATCCGATCCGGGCAGCGGGATACGATGAACATCGAGACTGGGCGTATAAAGAAAGACGCCGAGCCGAAGATCGCTTTATTCGATCCTCAAGCTACCCCCCTTGCAACCGCTATCTCAACCTACGGACGTGAGTACCTAAAAGACTCGAATGGCCGTGTGAAGGTTAGCGGTGTGCCTCTCATGAAAAAAGTTTGTTACTCACCGAGGTTTGACTGGTGGGAGGATGAGCTTTTGGGCTTTAGAACTCAGGTCAACAACTCTGCCGGAATCACGAATTCCGATACCACGATCGAGGTAGACGATTACACGGTCTTCGCAGCTGGTGACATAGTTTGGAATACACGCACCTCCGAGCTTCTCGAGGTAAACGGTACGCCATCCTCGTCTCCAGTTACATTCCGCCGTGGTGTCGGTGCATCTGGTACTGGTGTTGCCATGAATGACAATGATGAACTCATTGTTATTGGCAATGTCTATCCGGAAGGCTCCGCATCCCGTGGTGCGAGAACAACACTCGAAACGAATGCTTACAATTACACCCAGATCGTTCGTACACCAATTGAAATCACCCGAACTCTCCAGAAAACGGAGTTGTACACGGAAGATGATTGGAAATACGAATTGAAAAAGAATGGCGTTGAGCATTTGAAAAAGATCGAGCGCACACTCTGGTTCGGTAAGAGAGAAGAGTCACAGAATACTGTGAACAACACTGACGGTAAGCCGAAAAGGACTACTGGCGGTATCTTGAATCACTTTATTGCGACTTACGTCACGACAAGTTCTGGCACGCTCACCGAGGCAGAATGGCACAACTTCCTTGAGTCCGCTCTTAAGAACGGATCGTCAATGAAGTATGTGTTCTGTGCTCCTCGCGTTCTCTCTGTAATCTCTAACTTTGCCCATGGCAGACTTCAGGTTACTAAGATGGATGACAAAGTATTCGGTCTTTCTATCCATGAGTATCAGTCTCCGCACGGAATCGTGAAACTCGTTAGACAGCCGATCTTTGACGAGTCAGCCAGCACGAGTGGCCACGCTGTCGCAGTCGATCTCAAGAATGTGAAGTATCGCTTCCTTAAGGATTCTGATACGCATCTCTTGGATGGTCGTCAGGCGAACGACGTAGACGGTCAGAAATCGGAATATCTCTCCGAAATGGGACTTCAGTTCCAGCTCGAGAAGGAGTCCGCAGTATTGAAAGGCGTACAAGGCTAAAATCCCTGTTCCGTAACAGCCGGGTAAAGGAAAAATAAAACTATGTACAGTTTATATTCAGAAAGACTACTTGCTTCCAAAAAGAAATCGTTCTCGGTCTCCGATGACGGTGACGTGGGCTTAGTAGTTCGTTACAAGGGAACTTCTGCATCGGCAACTGTTGAGGTGGCCTCCACGACTGGAGACATTACCTTCAAGCATGGAGCTCTTGGTGCTGAAGCTGTTGATTCGACAATTGATTCCGGTGCTTCCACCGGAGGCTCATCCGATCCGGGTGTAATCGATGTGTCGGACAGCTCGAACCTAACCATGGGTGAGGTTGTAGACCTTATCAATGGATCATCGAACTGGGAGGCGTACCTCGTTGACTGCCTTCGCGCAGATAACGCAAATACGCTCCTCCTCACTCTTTCGGCCGCGCAAGCGCACAAGATTCCAGTTCCTTCTGGCGTCCGTCTCTACAAAGACTCATCCCAGAACGATAACTTCGATATCTCAAAGGCTATTACCAATCGTGATTTCCCGAATGGTTTCACCCGTTCGGACACGAACAAGGTAAACAGAGTCTTCGGAGTTTCAGAAGTCTTGAATTACGCTTCGGGTGCCGTGACTGTGAGAGTTTACGAGATCAATCCAGTTGAACAGAGCGAGACGCTTGTTTACACTCGCGCAGGCGGTGCAGACGATGTCGAGCTCAATCTTTCTTCAACCGATATTGATATCATGAGCGATCCGGGTAACTACCTGCTCGTCCGTGTCGTGAACGATACAATTGCGGCCAATGGACGACTTACTGTCCTTGGTCAGTCAATCTAGTTGTTTTTTTCTCTCCCCGAGCGTGAGGCTCGGTGAGAGTGTTAAGATAACTATATGGATACACTAGAGAAATTTATGAAGGATATCGGTATTAAGAACACTGGAGTTCTTGACCATATTCCGCTTCCTACTGATTACATTGCCGGATCAGAGTCCGGAGTTGTATTCAAAGAAAACTTAAAGTCTCGAAATTGGGGTGATCATCTTCCGAGTGAAGAAAAACAAGTTGGTAGAAAAATTAAGGACTCGTTCGCTTGCGTTTCTTTCTCTGCGCTTAATTCCGTAGAGACTCAGCTAAATTTTTATTTACAATCCGGTGCGCTATCGGACAATCTCGTCGTCTGGCTTAAAGAGAATGGATACATAGATAAGAATGGAAAAGTAGACCTTGCTGATCGATTCACAGCGAAGATGAGCGGTACGACAAAAGAAGGTAATTGGGTCGGCGCTGTTTGGAACAGCATCCGGAATCATGGTGTCGTGCCGGAATGGATTTGGCCATCAAAAATAGATGAGCTTTCATGGGATGAATATTATGCCGAGATACCGGAAAATATCCGTGCTTTAGGCCAGCAGTTCACTATGAGATTCACGATTCAGTATGAGTGGATCAATGACATCCGTCTTGTGCCAGCTCACTTAAGCCATGCTCCTATTCAATCTTCGCTTTATATTTGTCCAGGCTATTCAACTGATAGTGTTGTGAAGAAATGCGCTGACAACGGCACAAGACATGCCACGCTCCTTTACGGCGTAACAGATAAAGGTGAGAACATGATCTTTGACTCGATTGCTCCGTTTACCAAGGTCATGGCTCCGGATTATACGATCTACTCATTCCTCAAAGGAGTAGTAACTCCAGGAGTCCTTTCCTTCACAATGCCGACTAATTTCCATTACGTTTGGAAAGACATCATGAACTATGGGGATTCAGAAAACCCAAGTGTCGTGGCAATGCAAAAAGCATTCAAAATATTAGGAGTATTTCCACGCGAAGTACAAGAGACTGGAAATTATTTCAACATCACAAGGCTTGCTGTGTTACAATTTCAGAAAAGATACTCGATAGCCAGTCCACAAGAGATTGCATTTTTGGACGGAAAAGTAGTAGGTCCGAAAACACTCAAAAAGCTAAACGAGTTATTTGCATAGAAAGGTCGTAACCTTGCAACTGTCATGATATTCATTTCAAAGTACAGAAAATTCAAAGTAGGAGTCAGACCGACAATTAAGCAGATTCTTCACAGCGGATCGGGTTCGGAAGAGTTGATTCTTCACCCGGGCGTCACAGTCGAGTTTGATGGCGCGAAATTTGACACAGTGAATTGGGAAAAGTATCAGGTCTCGTGCTGTGCCAAGCATGAGAAAGTTATATCAAGCGAAGAAGATTTGATTGGGTTACTCAGGAAGAATGACTACTACAACGTAGACTTCTTCGAGAGGCAAGAGGAGACGATTGAACAGCGAAGAGCCAAACTGCAATTGGAGCTTTCCAAATTGGAAGCCGAGGAGGCAGTGCTTAAAGGTGGAAACAGCGATAATTCGCCAAATTCTGCCTCAGGTGAGACTCTTCAGAGAGGTACGAAACCCAAGACAAAGACTGCTGGAAAAGCCAAGAAAAGACCAAATAGACCTACTTCCGGAGCGCCCAAGGCGCAAGCCAAAGACAGTCCGGAGTCAAAGGTCGATTTGTAGCGTTATTTGCTACAACTGGGCTTGTGGAAACACACACGAGCTCAGAAAGAAGCGAATATCGCCAGTCTCTTCTCTCGCAGGCGTGATGCCTGACAGAAGACCCGAGGGATTCGGGGGATAACATCCGAGAGAAATATGGATGCATACAATTCAAACCTCCGTTCTATGGTTCTAGACCCAAATAGGGATTCTGGAATCTCAAACGCACTCTGGCTGGCTTCTGTTGGTACTCCGGGTGTTACCGGGTCTTCACCTGCTGTGAAATTTAGATTCAGTGAAGCCGAGGGACTAGTAAGAGCTGATGTGGTATTCGGACGTTTTGAGATTCTCATCAACGTACCGACTCCTGAAGCCGATCAGGACAAACAATTCGGACTAAAAAACCTTGCCATGGGTGATAGGGGTAAAATCTTCGTACTTATCGATGACGATGTTGTAACATTCAACACTTACGACAACGCTGGAGTAGTCGAGACAACGACTATCCAATGGCTTTCTGACTGGGATGGCGTAGAGACTAAATTCGTAATTCAGTGGTTTAGTGATAGGGTCTTGTTTTCTTATGAAGACGGAGATGGCGTGGAACAGGTCTTGGCAATGCATAAAACAAGGGTCGGTAATCTCCCGCTTAATTTCTACGTTAGAAACGACGACAGCGATAACCTCGATGTTGCTTACATTCTGTTCGATCGAGTGAAGCTCAACAGCATCATTCTTGTCTAGGTTAAGAAGGAAAAAATCATGAAACAAAAAATATACCGCATAACAGTAACCTTTCTCGCTCTGCTCCTATTGGGAGTTGGAGCTGTGAAAGCGTACGACACCTACATGCGAGTCACTAATGGATCGAATTATATTCTGTTCAATACTGCGAACATGACCCGTGATCGTCAGATAATCCTTCCGGATGCTGATATTACGCTCTCATCTACGACTACATCGGGAACAGGGGTCGCTGGGGCGTTGACGTATTGGCTCACATCGCAGAGTCTTAGTTACGCTTCAAGCGTCACATTTGATGCTTCTAACGGCAACCTTAACATCGACTCTGGAATTCTCTTTGTTGACGCGGTAAATAACAGGGTTGGCGTTGGAACAACCACCCCAGTTGGTGCTTTAGAGGTGTTGGGAGGTCCGGCAGTCACCGCTCCTTTTGCCTCATCTGTAAGGATTTCCAACGGCAACATTTATTTATCAAACTCTTCAACAATCAACTTCGGTAATGCAGCTGGTACAAGCTTCCAGCCGATTCTTACGAGAGGCAGTGATAACAACATGCGCCTTCGCGCCGGATCAGGACGCACGATAATAACT